GGAGGAATTATTGATTTTGAAAAAGAACAGAGAAGGGATAAAATTTTAAATGAATTTTGTGAATTGCATAAAGATAAAATAACTTTAGTTAGATTCAATTATAAACAAAATAATGAAGAAATAATTAAAGAATTAAATAAAATATTTATAAATTAATGTCGGTAACACAATTATTTGAAAATATTCAAAAAGGTAGGCGAGGAAATAATATTGGTATTAGTACTGGTTTACCTAAATTAGATTCTATTATATATGGAATACAACGTAAATACTTATATGTAATTGCAGCCGATCAAGGTGGAGGTAAGACTTCCTTTGCTCTGGATGTATTTGTTTATAATTTATTTAAAAATAAAGAAAACCATGCTATAAATATCCTTTATTATTCTTTTGAAATGGCTGGTGATGTATTATATGCAAAACTTTTATCTAGATATATTTATGATACATTTAATAAAGTTATCACCTATGAAGAGATTCTCTCTTTGACTTTTCCAATATCTGATGAAAATTTCATTTATATAGAAAAATCTAAAGATTGGTTGTTGGAACTTCAAAAATGTTTTACCATATATGATAAGCCTTTATCTCCACCAGCTATATATGCTACTTGTAAAGGATGGCTAAGTAATTTTGGCACATTTGAACAAGTTGGAGACCATAAAGAAAATTATATTGAACATGATCCAACTTCCTATAAAATAGCTTTAATAGATCATATAAGACTAATTTCTGGCAATGATGCAGTAAAAACTAAAATAGATTTAGTATGTGATTATTTTGTATATTTTAGAAATAAGTGTAATATGACTGGTGTTTTAATACAGCAGATTAATAGAAATTCTAAAAGTGTAGAAAGACGTCAGGGAGGATATGAACTACTTCAATTAGATGATTTAGCTGATTCTTCGGGACCAGCACAATCCGCAGAAGTAATTATTATGCTTTATTACCCTTACAGAGAAAAAGTATCTTCATGTGAAGGTTTTCCTATAAAAAATGTGTTAAAACACAAAGGAAGAATTATTCAAATTAATAAGAATAGATTTGGTAGATCAGATTTAAATATCGGCAGTGTATTTCATGGAGAGATTGGTATGTTTATTGAGCTTCCAAAACCCTCTGAAATTGCAGATTATGAACCATATCTAAATTTAATGACAACAGATATAGTTAAATCAAAAGAAATAATAAGAGAAGATGATAAAGAAGAAAACAATATATTTAAGTTATAAAATATGGCGGAATTAGGCGCAATAGTTGGTGAAGCTGGATCTGGTAAATCAACTAGTTTAAGAAATTTAGACCCCACAAGAACATTTATTATTAATGTTGCAGGAAAGAATCTTCCTATTAAAGGTTTTAAAAAGAATTTCAAAGCATTGGTTCAAGATCCTGGATCTAAAGAATTTGTTGGAAATTTATATAATACTAGCAATGTTGATAAAATTATCCAAGTAATAAAGTTGGTCAGTGCAAAGATGCCTCAAATTAAACAAATTATTATTGATGATAGTCAATATTTAATGGCATTTGAAGCAATGGATAGAGCTACTGAGAAGGGGTGAATAAACATGCCCAAACCAATCTAACTGCGGGGATAACCTTAGAGTCTTTTTAACCAAACAATAGTAGTAATACATATTGTGGCTTTCAGTAATGATGAAAGGTATGGTAAAATCAAAAAGAATTGGTCAATTCGCATCCAAGTTTCCAAATTAAATTTGGAAAAAGGTTCAACGACTATCTCCGTGAAGGAGAGTACATTAAGATTATTTATAATCTTTTTGGAAACGGTTGGGATTTTTATAAAAATTATTCGCTATCTTTGTAAATTATAATTTATTAAAATAGCATATGGAAAAAATTAAAGGAAAAAGTAAAATGCCAGAATATACACAATGGAAATCTATGAAATCCAGGTGTTATTCACCGTCGGCAACAAAAGGAAAGTATAAAGAGAATAATATTCAGGTTTGTCCTGAATGGATGAATTCTTTTGAGACTTTTTATTTAGATTTAGGTAATTGTCCAGAAGGATTTACTTTAGAAAGACTTGATAATCTCAAGGATTATTCTAAAGAGAATTGCATTTGGGCAAATAGAACTACACAAAGTAAAAATAGAGAAGATTTTAATGATATAGTTACCTATAATGGGAAAACTATGGTATTAAAAGATTGGGCTAAAGAATTTGATATTAAGTACACGACCTTATATCAGAGAATTTACAGAAGTGGTTTATCTTTTGAACAAGCTATACAAAAAGATCCATTTAAGAAATTAATAACTATTGGAGAAGAGTCTAAAACTCTTAAACAATGGTGTGAATTTTATAATATGGAGTTTGAGTTAGTTAACAATAGGGTATCTAAACATAAATGGGCTCCTCTTGAAGCTTTAACTATTCCAAAAGGAATAAAAAGAAGTAAGAATTAAGATATAGTCTGAACTTTATAGAAATATAAAGAATTGTACATTATGTACATAATAACAAAATTGATGAAAAATTTACTCAAATGGCTCAACATTTTTATTCTATACTTAAAGAAGCAATGAATGCTCGTGAAGATCTTAAGGTTTTCATTTTAGCACATTCTGAAAATATAGGTGATGTTTTAAATCCTTCTTATAAGATTAAAACTCTTGGTAAGATGATTGATAATATGATTACAGTAGAGGGATTATTTACCTATGTATTATTTACCTGTAAAAGAATGACAGATGAAGGTATATTGGAATATAAATTTATCACTAATTCAGATGGTACAAATACTGCAAAAACACCAATGGGATGTTTTTCTGAATTATACATAGATAATGATTTACAATATGTTTTTGATCAGATTGATCAATATAATAGTGGAGAATAGAAATGATTAAAGGTGTTACAGTAACTTTTAACTTTGAAACAGAAACATCAGTTGTTACTGATGTAAAATGTTCTGTTGATGGAATGGTTAAGAAAACAAGAGCTACAACAAAGAAATCTCATGTAGTCGAAGAAATGGCTTCGGAAAGTATAATTACTTTAGAAGAAAATAAACTATGCTTTAATAATAAAGCAGTTGCTGAAATGGAACTGGTTTACGAGGATAGGATTGTTATTATATTTGAACCAGAAGGTCCAAAAAAGAATAAGATATTGATTCCCACAATTGGTAAAGATACTTCTTTCGACCAACCGGGATCTGGAAATAAGCTTACTAAAACAAATTCAATTGGGTATAAAGGAAAACAAAATGCTGTGCTGGCTGAGTTTGGAACTGAATTTACCCTAGAACCTTTTAAAGAAGGAATTTGGAAGTTAATTTCTAAAAATGGTGTAGAGAAAACTCTACAAGAAAAAATTGAGATTGTTGAAAAAGAAGAACCTATAGTTATTATAGATGCAGATGAAACAGTACAAATAGATGAATTTGCATTTAATCTTTAATATATAATAATATGAGTGGTTTTTCATTCGGAGCAACAGCTGGCGCATCACAGAGCACAGCTAAACCAAAATTAGTTGGAAATAGTTTACACGTTGTTAAATTTGACGAATGTGTTTCAGATGATATCGTTGGGGTTAAAGATCCCACAATTACATATAAAGTTTTAAAGCTTAGATTCTCTAATGATGATGGAGCTTTTGAACACACAGTTTTTGAACCAAAAGCTGAAGATTTTGCAAGAAAAGAAAATGAGATAACAGATAAGAATGGTAATAAACAAAAGATTCCTCAACCTTCAAATGTAGAATCTATGATGCTTTTATTTAAGCATGTTATTGACGTTGTTAATCCTACAGTTGCAGGACAAATTGATAGAGAAGAAAAGAATCTTTCTGCACCTTCTTGGGATGTATTAAGAACATTGGTTATTTCTATTTTAACTCCTGGAAAAGGAACTAAAACTACCATTAAATTATTGAAAAATAAAAATGGAGAAGCAGTTTTTCCTGGATTCTTTGCAGGATTAACTAAAGAAGGTAAAGCTTATGTCAGAAATAATTTTATTGGTGATAAAGTAGCATTTAGTGCTTATGAAGTTGATAGAATTAAAAATGAAGCAAATGCTATTGTAACCAAAACTAATAATTTTGCAGGAAATTCTACATCTGATTTTACTATTGATACTCCTAATGGTGAAGCTTTAGATATGAATTTTGAAGTAACAGGATTGTAAAAAATATTTTGGAGTAAAACAATTTATTTATGTATGAATTAGATATTACTCCAAGAATTACTAAAGAACTTTTACTTAGCAGGCATACTCAAGAAGATTATTTTGAATATTATCTTGGTGTGCCTGTTAAGAAAGGGTTATTTTGTAGTCCTTCTATAATTAGGAATGATACAAATCCAACTTGTTCATTTTATAAAAATTCTAAAGGAGATTTATTGTTTAAAGATTTTGCTGGTCCATCATTTAATTTTATTGGATGTGTAATGTATATATTTAGTTGTAATTACTATAATGCATTGCAGGTAATAGCAAATGATTTTGGATTTAAATCTATAAGTAAATTAAAAATTAATCCACCAAGAATTCCTTTTACTGGTATAGTTTTAAAAGAGACTAATAAAGCTAGAATTCAGGTTGAATCAAAGGAATTTAGTCCTAAGGAATTAGAATGGTGGGAGAACTTTGGAATATCTAAAACAACTTTAAAGAAATATAATGTATTTTCTATTAAATCAGTTTTCTTAAATGGAAATTATTTTAACAGTTCCTCTGAAAAATCTCCATTTTTTGGATATTATGGAGGAGAGAATTCTGATGGAGATGAACTATGGAGAATTTATATGCCAATGAAAAGAAATTATAGATTTCTTAGTAATTGGGATAGTATAATGATCCAAGGGGCAAAACAATTATCAAAGTCAGGAGAATATATTATATTAACTAAAGCTCTTAAGGATGTTATGGTTTTACATGAATCAGGTATTCCAGCAATAGCCCCTAATAGTGAAAACACTTTTATAACTGATACTCAGATGGAAAAACTGAGAATTAGATTTAAAAATGTAAAAGTATTTATGGATAATGATTTACCAGGTGTAAAAGCTGCACATAAATATAAGAAAAAATATGGTGTGCAATGCGTTTTTATTAGAAGAAAATATTCAAAAGATATTTCTGACCTATGTAAAAAGGTGAGCAGGACTGTATTTTGGACGATTATAGAGGAGTTAAATAGCATTATGAAGAATGATGCAGTAAAAAATACTAAGCATTTTAAGGTATTTTAAGGTATTTTAAATGAAAATTGATGAAGAAAAGATTATTACAAATATTATTGAAAACTTTTTAGAAGATCAATTTAATTGTAATGATAGATTCGTTGCTAAAAATCTTCTTAAATTATTAAGAAATGATTTAAATGAATTCTTATTAGATGCTCAATATAATGGACATCAAAATGTCTATAATGAAGGTTATGCTGATGGAGTTTTTGATGGAAAAGCCGAAGGATTTGATGAAGGTTTTACACAAGGAGAAAATAGTGGAATAGATGAAGGGTTTGATCGAGGATATGAACAAGCTTTAAAAGATAATAGTATATAGGATTAATTATGAATATTATTTTAGATGTTGATGATGTAGTTTTGAATTTTTATGGTGGATATGCAAAAAGATATAATTGCAGTATGCCAAAAAGGTGGAGTAATTCACAAAGAATGATAAATAGACTAGCAGAATTAAAAAAGGATAAATCATTTTGGATACATTTGGAAGCGAAACATATTCCAGATTTTATTCCATCACATTTTGTTTCTGCAAGATCTTTACCAGTATCCTGGACTATTGAGGCTTTAAAAAGGCATAATATTCCAGGCAGGAGTAAAGTAACTCATGTAGGATGGGGACAAAGTAAAATAGGCACATTAAGAAGACTAGGTTGTGATATTTTTATTGATGATAAATGGCAAACTGTAAAAGAATGTAATGAGAATGGAATTTTCTGTTTATTAATGGATGCTTGTCATAATCGGCATATTAAAACTAAATATCGTATTCATAATTTAGAACTTGATAATATTCTTTATTTATGGAGAAAATTAAAACAATGATAAATAAGTATGACGGTTTATGTAGTTACTAATCCTGAAAGTGGTTGGGATTGTGTTTGTGTAGTTTGTTTAACTATAGAATCTTTAGGAGATTTTTTAGATGAACGCATATTTGATAATAAAGGAAATTGGGATAATATGACTGTTGAACAAATGCAAACTTGGATTGATGATTTAGGTCATCATTATATTATTCATGAAAAAAATGCATATTAATGGCTGAAATAAAAATAATTCCTGAGACATTGGAATTAATTAAAATGTCTGATGAGGAATATTTTAGTGAGAAATATAGAGGCTATATTTCTAATTCAAGTTTAAGTAAAATTAATCCAGACGAAGGTGGATCACTTGAGAAATATTTAGCACCTTATAAACAAGAATATTCTGATTCTTTTGAGTTAGGTTCTGCATTGCATGCAATGGTTTTACAACCTGATTCATTTATAATTTCAGATATAAGAAAACCTAATGCAAAATTAGGTATTTGGGCCGAAGAAGTTTTTAAGTTAAGGTCTCAAGGATTAACTTTAATAGAGTCTTTTAAACAAGCATCATTTAATGCAAATTATTATGCTGGAACTTTAAATGATAATAAATTAAAAGTTGCAATCAAGAAATCTTTGTCATTTTATCTTGGAAGAATGAAAGTAGAGGAAATATCTGGTATTAAAACATTATTTATTTCTGAACCAGTTGCTTTAAAATATGCAGAATGTATTGTTAGAGTAAAAGAAAATCAAAAAATTCATTATACTCTTAATCCAGAAGGACTTTTGGAAAAACCAACTGTATTTAATGAATATGCTATCTTTTGTGAAGCAGATTTTGTTAAAGATGATGATACAATAAAAAGAATAAAATTAAAAGGAAAGATTGATAATTTTACTCTTGATAGAGAAGAATGTGTAGTTACTTTAAATGATTTAAAAACTACTGGAAAACCACTTGGATTCTTTATGGGTAATTTGGTTAATCAGGAAGGTGAAGAAGTTTGGTATGATGGATCTTTTCAAAAATACCATTATTATAGGCAGGTTGCTTTATATGGATGGTTGCTACAATCTGCATTAAAGCAGTTTTACAATATTAATTATCAATTAAAAGTAAATATGCTTGTGGTTGAGACAATCCCATATTTTAATGGTAAAATATTTGTTGTGAATGGTAACTTCATTAAAGAAGGATTAAAAGAACTTAAACAATTATTAACACTTGTAGTGGATGGAACAACTTGACTTGGATAAATTAAATTATGAACAGAAAAGTGCTTTACATAATAAAGTATTTTCATTGGGAGCTTTATTTTCTCATGAACTTAATGATAAACTTATTCTAATTTCTCTAGTTGCTTTAGTTACACAACAAATGAGAAAAAAAGATAAAAATATTACTCCATTAAAAGTTTTAATGAGTATTACACAACAAAAAGAAGATAATACTGCATTTTATCAATTTTTAGAATCTTTATCTATCTTAGTAGATGATTTATGTTATGGGAGTGATAAAATCGATCCTTGTGGATTTAAGACATCACAAGAGATTATTAATAAAATAAAAGAAATTTTAAGTACATGGCTACCCTTTTAGAAGAAGGAAATATTTATTTTGTACATGATGATGAAATAGAAGAAGATTTATCCCAGACTGAGGATACAGAAGTTATATCTATGTGGGTTAAAGATAGAGATTTCATTAGACCTACAACAGATATAACATTATTAAAGAAAATAGAACCAGGAGTTTATACTGCAGAATATGATCGAAATATAGGTATATATTGTCGTAAAGTACCAAATACAACGGATGAACTATTTATATTTTCAGATTCTTTGATAACCAATCTATTAGCAGAAATTGATTTATTTTGGAGTAAAAAAGAATTATATAAAAAAAATAATTTAATACACAAGCGGGGAATTTTATTAGAGGGATTTCCAGGAACCGGTAAAACTTCTATAATTACAATTATATGTAATAAGGTCATTAAAAATGGTGGTATTGTCTTTAAAATTAGTAATGATAAGAGCTTAAATGATTATTTATTATTTATGAAATCTGGTTTTAGAAAAATTGAGCCAGATACTCCTGTAATTACTATTATTGAGGATCTTGATTTTTATGAAGAAGTTGAGTCTGAATTACTTGATTTTCTTGATGGACAAACACATATTAATCATCATATTGTTTTAGCAACTACTAATAATTCAGAAGCTATTCCAGATACTTTTCTAAGACCTAGTCGAATAGATCTTAGAATTGAGATAGAACTTCCTAATAAAATTATTAGAGAAGAATTTTTTAGATTCAAAAATGTTCCAGAAGCAGATATTAAACACTTGGTTAAAGAATCTGATGGATTTTCTTTAGCAGATTTAAAGGAGTTATATATTTGTATATATTTATTAGATTACCCTACTAAAGATGCAGTTAAAAAAATCTCAAAACCAAGGGAAAAGATTAATTATTTACAAAGTCCATTGAATTCTGGAAATATTGGTTTATAGTAACTCTAATTTTTATATTAATAAATTCTTATTGAGTTTTTATTAATATAATGAGTTTTAAATATTAATTTTATTACAAACTCTAATTAATTACATTTTAAGCAATTTTATAAAAAATATTGTGTAAATTTGCACTATAATTAGATGAAGAAATACATAGATAATTAAACTTATAGATAATAAAAATATATATTTTAAAAAATAAAATGATTATGAAAAATGTAGAATCACAAGGTTACAGCAAAGAAAAAGCTTTAGAAGCATCAGGTTTAGAAATTGAATTAGAGCGTATGAAAAATGCGACTCAGGCATGGAAAAAAGACGGTTCTCCAATGGGAACAAAGGCACTTAATTTGTTTATGGCAAATTACATGAAGAAAAATAAAGTTGCCGGAGCTTATTTGGTTATCGAACCAGCATCTGATGATACTAGACTTCGTCCTTATTCTGTAATTAATGAAGTTACTACTGGTAAACGTAAAGCTACAACAACTTACCAAATTAAGGAAGCTGAATTGAAAGTTAAACACGTAAAAACTGTTAATGAAGAAGGTGAAGAAAAAGAAGTTCCTGTTGTTACAGTAGTTAATACTGGAGCAGTAGAAGGAAGAGCAGGAAAAAAAGATTCCGCTTTCAAATTAATGAAAGAATTGATTGAGGCTAACAACAAAAATTATGTTGTTGAGATCGTTAAAGAAATCACTGATGGACAGAAATATGCTGGCTATGGTCTGTATACTCCATCAAAATCAGCTAAATTGGGGAAATTTAATTTCTTTGTAGTTGACTAATTAGATATAATATCTGAATTTAAGCCAACAGTTATTTTAACTGTTGGCTTATTTTTTTTGTATTTTAATAACAACAAGTAAAGGTGTAACAACTAATAAAAATTGAATGGATAGTACAACAACACATGATACCCTTCTAGATGATAGAATGAATGAACGTAGTCTAGGAACTGCAGTAAGGGACACAAATGGAAAAATTATTAGATATGATTATAAGATTTTAAACCATGATGCGCCTGCATTAGAAGGTTCATTTACACTCGATGAGATGAATTTAATTTATAAATTATATTCATTTTCAGGGGCAAATTTAGATAGAAGAACTGTATCAAGAGAATTTGATTTAATTATTTTTAATGATTTTATTCGAATTTTGCCTGCATTTCAAATTACAAAGAAATGTCCTCCTTTTGCTCCTCATATTTCAGAGATGTATACGATAGATGAATTAGTTGCAATTGGTAGACAAACTAAAGAGAATCAATACTTTAAAAAGATTGAGCAGGATAATAATAAATTAGATCAAATTCGTGTTCAACAATTACTTAAAGAAAATTTTGAATTAAAAGAAGTTATTAGAGAAGCAGAAAGTTTTCCAGGTTTAAATTTTGAACCTATTGAATTTGTTTCTTGTCAAAATGCATCAGAAAATACTCTTTTAGTTTATTTATCAGATATGCATATTGGTGCACATAACTCTGGTGAAGGTGTTTATGATAATCCTTATTCTGAGGAAGAAGTAACTAGAAGATTACAAAAAGTATTTTATAAAATTTCACAATATAAAAACGTAGATAAAGTAATTATTGTTAATCTAGGTGATGCAATTGATGGTTATAATGCAAGTACAACTAGACCAAGTTCTAATCATGTATTGCCACAAAATATGACTAATAGACAACAAGGAGAAACCTTTGTTAGAGTTGTTACAAATTTCTTTCATAATATTATTAAGAATATTAACTGTAATGAAATACAGTTTTATTCTGTATGTGAATCAAATCATGGTGGTGATTTTGAAGCTGCTTGGGTAAATGGCTTAATTTGTGTTCTGGATATGATGGGAGTTAAATGTCATTTTGCAAGAAAACCAATTGAATATTTCAATGTAAATAATAGAACTTTTATTTATACCCATGGTAAAGATAATCTTAATCAATTTAAAAATTTGCCATTAACCTTAGACCAAAAAGCTGAAGCATATCTAAATGAGTTTATTGATAGAAGTGATATTAGAGGAAAGATATCTGTAATTAAGGGTGATTTACATCAATCTGCAATTACTAAAGGTAAGAAATTCACTTATCATTCCTGTGCTTCATTATTTGGAAGTTCTCATTGGATTCATGCAAATTTTGGGTTTACTGCTTGGGGATGTGATTATGCAATCCTAGATAAAGATGGTAATATTATAAATGGATTAATTGAAGACTGATGGCGATAACATATCATGCTTTTAGGACATATGATTACAAAGGAGGAGAATTAGTATCAGAGATAAATTTATTTAGACCTGGACTAATTAGTGAATTAATACATTATATATTAATTTCCTTTTTAGAAGATGTTGATTATGGAGATATTGATGTAGATGATGAGGCTGCTATAAATAGATTTGAAGTAGAATACCTTAGTAGAGAAGAATGTTTTGAAGAAGTAGAAGATTTTATTGCCGATTATGATCGAACATTAATTATGTATAAATGTGAAGGTAATATACTTGAAGAAATTTATTTAGATAGACAATTGTGGAATGAAATGGTTGAAGAATATTTAAATGAGTGAAAACGGAATAACTCTTAAGGAGTTATTAAAAGGTAAATCTACAATGATTAAGAATAAG